GTACATTCACTACACCGATGAAATGAGATTAAAGGCACATGATAGTGTGTCTAAAATTTTCGGCTAGAATTTTTGACGGATTTATTGACGATTAGACAATAAACCTTGTATTTACTGGTATTTTTAACTGATAAAACATATCAATATATTATACTCCAATTCACTATGGATTATCAATTATTTCACAATTATTATTATACTTGCAATTAATCTTACTTGCGGTAAATATTACTTCTCATATTTTACCACATTTTACAATTAGAATTTGACGAATATTTGACGAAACAAAAAAAAGAGGGTAGCAATTAAGCTACCCTCTAATACGTTTAGTCTAATTCAATTAATCGGTGTAGTTCTCCATTAACAAACCACATTTCACATGTTACGTTATCACCATCTTTAAGAATTGCCATATATAACCCCTCTTTGTTTGGTTGAATATCTTCTGCGAATTGATGTGTTTTTCCGTTAAATGTAAATACTTGTGCCATTGTGTTATTCCTTTCAGTTATAAAGTAATAGTTTACAACTGTAAACTAACAGTTGATTGTTGCAATCCGTGCAACTCGGAGATATTTAGATCACCATTCCTTTACTGTGTAAAGTGCGCTAGCGCCCTCTAAATGTTGTCCATTGAAATGTGTTAACACTTCAAATTTACCTGCTTGATATCCTATGGTTTCATAGGCTTTATTATCTATCAAAGTAACACCAGCTTTTATCTTGTGTCCTTTGTTTAGATTAATTTTGTAAACATCGACTTTCTGCTCGTCTGTGTTAGCAACTACTGCGGTTCTATCAGATTTTTCAGTAGCCACTTTTGGTAGGTTAGGATTACTATGTGCAATATCCTGTTTCACCTGTTCGGCTGCCACTTCAACTGTCGGTGCTTGCGTGTAATACGTTGCTATCGGTTGAGTTCTTTCTTTTTTGGAAATAACTTCCTGTGCTTCCTGTTCAGTAACATGAATTGCTTTTGACAATTCTTTAGGTGATTTAGCCTGTTCTTGTGTGATTACAACAGGTTTTTCTAATTGTTTTTGTTTGTAATGATATATCACTACACCTACAATAGCGATAAAAACGCATAGGGCAATCGCTACGGCTAGTTTGTAGTATTCCTTGATAGTTTGTACCAACTTACTAATTAACATGGCTTACACCTCATTTAATTCATTTTGTAGCATTTCCAAGGCTCTAAATTTTTCGTCTGCAAAACGCTCGTTCAAACTATCACGCAACACGCTATTATTCCATGCAGTAGTCATACATACATCATAGATACAAGCGATGATGTCATAGTCAAAGCGTTTATCATCAACGTAGGATAGATTAGGCAACTCTAAATTTAAGGCCTTTTCCATTAATTTTAATGCATCGTGGAACATATCAACGATATTGCCTACACCATATTGTACTGTTCTACTCCATATCACATCTTTCAATGTGTCGGAGTGTTTATCTACGTGGAACATATTGTCTTGTAATAACTTACACGCTACATCATAGTATTTAGCCTTGATGTAGTCATGTTGCATCTGTGCAAATCCTTGTCTATCAATAGCACCGAGTTCTTTCCATTGGTCGATAAACTCATCACTATTGATTTCGCCACTATCTACCAATGCTCTTGCGTAGTCGGTGTAGTACCCACCTTGCCGTAACCCCCAACCTAGAAATTCACCAACGCTACCGCAATTACTAGCTAATTGATATGTTCCATAAGAAATACCGCCTGCATCGTTAACCCCACTTGATACACAAGCAGGGTCTCCATTACTTTCATATACTGCACTCAAACTCCCTAATTCGTTCATTTTTCGCACTCCTTTTTTTCATCAACACCACCCCCATTATTTAAGTATTGGGAACGCTTGGCGCTACCTGTAGCACCGCCGATATAACCACCCAATACACCGACTATCACGCTTGCCAAATCTTTTTGTTCAAGATAGATAGTCATGATTAACGCACCAGCCAAGGCAATTAGCGTTATCGTATCTTCATAGTTAATCTTCATTTAATCGCTTCCTTTACCGATTTAACGAACCCTATCACCTGTTTAAATAATTCAATCGCACGCTTGAACCACCTCGTTTCTACCAATTCAAGTTCTATCATGTTCTCTACACACGATGCCAATTCGATAAATATAGGTATCAAATACAACAATGTACATAGGAATACATCTACACGGCCCAATACAGGTACTACTACATCAGGCAATGTTAATAGAATAAACGCTAATAAAAAAAGCCACGGATAGGATTTGACTAATTTCTTAGTCATATCCGCTCGTAGCTTACCACTTACTAAAAATCGCTTAGGTTTTCCGTCAATTTCTACTGTAGACCAACCTCTCCATAGGATAGCTAGTATAGTATTTTTGATTGTTACTTCTCTCTTTGTAGCCAAATTGTAATTTCTAGCTTCAACCAACACTCGTAATATTGTATCTATAAACACAAGAATAACTGTTGTGAATATAGCTAATGAAATTCGTACAGCCTCACTCACGTTAAACACCTCGTTAAACATTGGAATAAAGATTTCTATCATACTAATCTCCCTGTCTTGATAATCTAAACCAAGCTTTATTACTCCCTTGTGGTTTATTTTGATTAAATAAAACCTGCCTATCGCTGGTTACAGATAAAGCTATTTGCTTTCCAATAACGTTTCTACAAACAATTGTTGCATTCAGTCCGCTAGGTGTAACAAACGTGCTTGTTGATGTGCTTTTTGTATAAAACTCAACCAAATATTTCCCTTTTGGTAGCCATACAGTAAATCGTTGTTCAAAGTTACTGTTATCACGTTCATAATATATTGGCTCAAACAATATAGGGTTTTGCTGCACATAATACTTAGTATTATCGATGATAATAAACATGTTATTATCAGATGGCTTTTCTGTAGATAACCTAGCATAATAAGACTTATCACTCATTGCAACTTTTAAATATTTACTATTCCCTATATCACGGATCTCATCGGTCATATTAAATGAACCTGTACTAGCACCACTTATTGTAATATTAGCCATTTACACCCACCTCAATCGTACCTTTGTTACTCCACAATTGAACACGGCTATTCAATGATGTTTGTACTCTTCCCCAGCTACCCCATTTATTAGATATGAAAGTACGATGATAGGTTTCGCCATTTAATGTATGCAATGTATGGTCGATTAATTTGCCATCTCCAAAGTTAAATACAATCAACATACCTTGCTTATGCGAACGTGGTGGATTATTAGCACCGCCATCAAAATTGACCTCATAGCACCCCTGTGCTGTGAGTGTATTCCAATCTGTTGCTGTATCTAGTTTAGAATATGGAAAACCAAATGAACCAGCTTCATCTTTTTTAACGAATGTTTCATCTGCTTTAGCCTTGCTATAAATAGCTTTGTCATAATGTTTAGTAGTTAATACTGTGCTACTATCCGTGCCGTCATAGTGTTTTAAGGTAGTACCTGTCAAATATACTGGAACGCTAGGGTCTCCCAATTCCACCGCATCAGATGTAGATACTTTACCGATACGCACACCATGTCCATCGGTTTTCTTACCCTCTAACAATGTATTGTTATTGAGTACGATTGAACCTGTTACATTACCGCCTGTGAGTTTTAAATAATCTAGGCTTGCCAATCGAGCCGTATTGATTGAGTTCTGATAATCTCGGTTTGGATTACCTACATAAATATCGACTTGATGCCGTTTACTAGGCTTTTCTGTTAACACCGCAAAATAGAATTTACCATTACAATATGCTATATCTTCAATTTCAGTAGTTCTATTGATTTCAATAATCTGTTTAACTGCGCCAAATGGTGTACATTCTACCAAACTACCGAGCGTTGCACTCATGATGCATCCGTTAAGCATTAATGCCCCATTATTGTTAAAGTCATCGTATTGGTAGTCGATTTGATATGTTTTCATCTTTTCGAAATCATCATTGTACAAGTTGACTTCACGTAATCGTTGTTGACCGCTGATAGGTACAATGCTGACATATGTCCGAGTGATAGGGTCATATCCGATATTGAACACACGCTCATTCAATGTGATGGTCTTTTCAAATGTCATTGTATCCGCATTAAATACAGATAGGTTATTACCATTCTTCAAACCATTAGCAAGATAAATTTTGTTCGTATATTTGTTGTAGCACATAGTGTTACAATGCCCCATTTTGTCAGGGTCGCTAAACTTATATGTACCTACGATTTCAAATGTATCTGGATTTAATTCATACAAGTTTTGTTTTGTACCATCGCTATTAATACAAGCTAGTACAAACACATTCTTTTTCTCATTATAGGTAAAGCCTTGACATTGGTTGACTTCATCGCCGTATTGGATGTTTTTAACAAAGGCGATGTTGGATGCACCTTTTAACATTGGTGTTTCAGTAGGATAGAACGGCTTAATGTTATTGTATGTACCCATATCCATAACACTATCAACAGTATCAAACGAAACATGTTCATTCACTTTGTAGATGCCATTAGGGATTAACAATATTTTGTTTTTCAAATTATCGTTAGCACGTTTGAATGCTGCGGTATCATCTGCTACACCATCACCAACCGCCCCAAAGTCTTTAACGGATACGATGCCATACAATCTATCTTTAGGAATAAACTTTGTATCGGCTTCGGTTTTTGTAATCAAACCACCGCCATTAGGCAAGGCGATTTGTTCCGCTTTACTAGCTGCGACTTCTGCACGTTTAGCTGCATCTGTCGCTTTAATTGCGTTACTTGCAATTGATGTTTGTTTGTTATCAATATCCGTTTTTAACGTGCGTGCTTGGCTCACCAACTCATTAATATCACGCTTATCAACTGTGGTTTGTCCTGCATATGCTTTTGCATCTGCCACTAGCTTTTCTGCTTTTACTACATTAGCACTAGATGTATCAAGTGCGGTATTGCTAGTCGCTAGCTTATCATCGACTGTACGGCTTAATTCTGTAATTTCACCGCCTAGCGTTTTAATTGTTTCTGCATTAGCATTGATAGCATCGCTTTCCGCTTTGATTTTTGTATATGCATCAATAGCATCATTTGCTGCCTTTGTTGATGTATCTACAATCTTACGAGCAACTGTTGTTGCATCCTCATCACTACCTACACGGATTAATAAGGCTCTATTCATCTTCTCCTGCATTTCTTGCAAAATCAATGTAACCTTATCTGTCATGTGTTCGATATTTTGGAAAGGGTACTCATCAGGTAAATCTGTATCTTGTTTAATTGGTGTTCTACGTTCAAGAATAATCTTGTGCGTATTGTCTAATGGATCACCATCAGCAGGATATGTTAAAGTTTTGTTTTCTTTGTCATAGTCGATATTACCTGTTTGTACGCTTTCTGTGCCGTCTGCATCCACCATGATTAAGGCTATATCTTCAATCATGTAAAAGTCATACGGCCATATCCATTTTTTGTTAACTCCATCACATTGATAAACTACACTAGGTTTATTGACCTCTGGTATCATATTTGTTCCCCTTTCTAATTAAATAGGACTACCCATAATTGAGTAGTCCTTATTTATTAATGCTTATCTTTCTTTTTGGATTTTTTATCTTTCAATCGTCTATCAAACATGATAGCCATAATGACATCTTCTAGTTTTGCATCCGTATCGGTTAGTGCAAATTTAGCTAATGTCCATAGTCCATCTGTTACAGTATCACTGAACCCTGTAATGCGGTTAGATACTTGTGATAGGCTTCTACCTACATCCATAGCACCTTTATTAGGCGATACGATTGCATTGCCTACATCATATAGTTTTTCAACGATTGATGCGGCCATTACAGTATTCCCTTTATTGAATACCTTTTCACCTAGAATGTATTTCATCGCCATGTTGGAAATATCACGCACAATAGGTACACCCATAGTAGCTTGTGATACTAACTCTTCCCCAAATGATTTTGCTAAATCTTCAGGGCTATCATCATCTCCATTTGTCATAGCCTTGTAAACCATCATTCCTAGTGCTTGTGCGGTCAAAGTCCACCATAGCATACGCACGAATTGTCCATAGTTACCTTGGTCTTTCCGTGCGTAGTTACCCTCAGCGATGATATTGTACAAGGTGTTAGCGTATGAATAGAAAGGTACAAATAGTTGAGTGAGTGCATTTCTTGAACGTTGGATACCTGCACTGTCTTTTGTATCGCCGCTACCGAATATATCTCTTACGGCTCTATCGCCAGCACTAATAGCTTCCTGTTCTACAAATTCTGCCGTTACTCCCTCAACACTTTGTAACTCTAGTACTTTCTTATCGTATGCAAATTTCCATATAGGAATAGATAACGCAAAATCGGTTTCAGTTAACAGTCTAAATCCCATTTGGTTAATATCATCACGGATATTAGCTAATTGTTCAGCCTTATAACCACCAACATTTGTATCACCTATGCGTAAGCCTTTACCCTCAATGGATAGCCCTTGTTTCAAATCCTTATCTAGTGTTTGAACACGTTCTCTCATGAATATAGATTGAGATAATACAAAATCACGTGTTGCGTTGTACTTAGCTGTACCTACACCATAGAACCCCATACCTGCATCACTAATTGCTTTGAGTGTATTTCCTACGCCAATACGATACATGGCAACAGGAATGTTCAACGCATTTTGTAATGCTACGGATACACGGCCAGCCATAACTGCGGTAGAGGTATTTTTCTTGAGTGTCATAACCAATCTACCCCATGCATCAAGTTTTGCAGCTTCATCTTTCCAGTTATCACGAACCCAAGTTCGCAAGAATTGATAGGTTTCCATACCGAATTTATCAACGATGTACTCTTGGAAACGGCTATTACCAACTAGCTTATTTACATCCGTTACTGCTTTACGCATAGTAACGTGATTAATAGCCTCTGTAATAGCATTAGGAATAACATCGAAATCAAGCATCAAGGACTTGCCTTTGACTACATCCAAACGTGATTTAGTAGCGCCCATACCTGTACCAAAGATTGCATTACTAGCAATCATTGTCTTGGCTATATCCTCTGTTTGGAAATCAGATACTTTAGCACTTACTTTAGGATTGTACACAATAGGGAAATATTGACCTTGAATTTCTCTACCTCCAATTGTGAATGTAATACCTTTCTCTTTCTTCAAAGGATTACCATACAATTCCTCTTGTACCTTACTACGTTCTTCATAGAATGAATTGATATGTTCCCATGTGCGGATAACAAATTCCCAGTCCTTATCGGTCATGTATTCTTGGAACGCTCGTTCCATTTCTACTTCATTACTTTGGATAGTTTCCAATGCACGCTGTCTATTCTTTTCTGTGCCCCAATTCAAGGCAAGCATGATGATTTGTTCTTTGGTTACGTTGCGCAATTCGCCTACATTATAGAAATGATCATTGCGAACATCAAAGAGTTGTTTCTTGGAATATACTGCTTTTACATCTCTGGCCAATCTATACATTGATTTTTCTTTGTACTCGTTAAATTTCTGAGTAGCTTTATTAATTGGCTCGTAAATATATCTAACTGCAGGGCCATTCTTTCCACCATCCAACCTGCGCAAGAATGTTTCAGCCTTCAATAATGATAAGTTAAAGTTATTCAATGTGTTAGACAATGCATCTGCACGGCTGCGGTTGTTTAACTCATTGAATACATTTCCATTATCTCTACCAAATGTTTCGGATGCCTTATCAATGATTTGGAATATAGCTTCATCGAATGTAACGTTATTTCCTTTTTCGTCGATTAGTGTACTTCCCTCATATTGAGTTCTACCGCTTTTGTACATTCCTGTCATGAGTTCTTCTAACTGTTCAAGTTCGCTCATTTTGAGTGTACTAAACGTTCTAGGCGATTTAGCATCGAACATTTCGTATATCCATGGTTCAAGTTGTACAGTCGCTTCTTTATCACCCATGATGTCAGCATCTGCATCGAGTGCTTTAATCACGGCCATCATATCAAACCCATTAACAGGTTGTAGGCCATCGTACTTAGTCAACCCCATTTGATATGCCATATGCGTATAAAAATATCGCATATTAGGCTCAATCATGATAGGGTTTTGACTACGTGTCATGCGGTTCAATTGGTCTAACAATTTAACACGCAATTTCTTAATGGCTTTTGAATTTTCAAACGCTACTCTTGCCATTGCTTGGTTCAGCATTTGTGATTGTTTAGCTTGTAATGCTTCATCTACTTTACCAGTAGCCAATGCACTATCTGCTTTCTTACCATCTCGTACTGCTTGATTTTGGTATTTCTTATATTGACTGGCTTGAGATAAGGTCAAATCGCCTAATTCTCTTTTAGCACGTTCCATGTATTTAGGAATTGTACCAAATCCACCATCACGAATTGCACGAACCGCATCAATACGTTCTTGCAACGTATCCATTAGCTTTTCAATTCGTTCTTCCTTAGATAATACTTTATTATCCATGCGTTCTTGCATACGATCTTGTAAGCGTTCTTTTTGTTCTAGTACTTTATCTAATCGATTTGTAATTGCCGTTAAGCGTTTAGATAATTCGTTGTTTTTATCTTTTAAATCAAACTCACGCTCTTTAGCCTGTGCTTTGATTTGCTCTTGTTGCGCTTTTAGGTTATCGATTTCATCATTGGCTTTATCTAATTCTTTTGAAACACTTCCTAACTCTTTATCAACTTTTGCTTTGTCCTTTCGTAGCAATTGTTCTTTAGTTAGTTCTTGCTCAATCGGTGCTAGTTCTGCATCTAGGTTTTCACTATTTACATCTAGCTTTTGCAACTTATCCAATAATACCCAGTTTTTAGCTAGTTCCTTATTGGTATGTGCCTTAATCAAGCGTGCTTCTTCTTGTGTAAGTTCCATTTGTCCTTGATTGGATAATAGCATCTCTTCGGCTATTTCTTGGTTAGATTTGCCTGCATTCGGATCATTAACAAACTCATTTCTAGCGTTTTCCATTTCCTGTGCTACTGCTTCATCGTAAGTACTGCCAGCTTCCTCACGTTCCGCCTTTTCTAACCCCTCAATAGTTCGATATTGAGTATTTTCCAATGCACCATCACCCAATGCCATGTATCGTTGATGTTCTTTATATATAGGATATTCTTCTATTAATCGTTTTTCTATTGCAACCTGTACATCGTCTTTCACTTCTTCCCATTCTTTAATAGGTCGATTGTCTAACTCTTTCATGAACTTACGCATTACACGTTCTTTAGCTTTTTCTTTAATATCAGCGATGTAGCCTTGTACTCGTGCTTGTTCGGTTTCGCTCAACTGTTGATACAATTTTGTGTTTTCAAATTGCTCTACTGCTTGCTCATGTGCGTAGTTTTCAATATCATCTTGTGTAGCTATCATACGTGCCATTATATCTTTAATGTCAGATGGTACTTCACCGCCTAATCGTTGTACACTACGATAAATACGAGTTAGCCATTTAGAGAATTGACGGAATACTCGCTGTAATCCTTTTGTTGGTGCTTCGCCACTTCGTAAGTAGCTTTCCCAACCTCGTGCAAATTTCTCATGTGCTTTGGTATTATCTACGTTTTCACCATCAACCCAACCACTCCACTCTTTGAGTGTGTTCCAATCATCAAGTAATTGTTTAGGTGCATCTTCCATAGATGCTAGTTTTTGAATATCATCAAAGAACACATGCCCCATTTCGTGTAAGAATGTACTTCTATCTGCGGTTTTGAAAATGCTGATAATGCGTTCACCATCTTTCATAATTTCTGTCATGCCATTTATAGATTGGTTGTACTTTTCAATAACTTTGATTGCTTGATCATCGAACACTACAAAATTATGACTAAGACCATGTTTGTATTTAATCCCTTTTATACCTAACTCGTTTAATTTAAGAGATGCGTTTTTGTTGCCACCTAAACGTTCTGACAAATCATTATAAAATTCCTTACCAGTTTTATTAATATCAGTCGAATCTAATTGTTTTATTTTGTTTAAAACATATTCCGACTGTTCGTTAATTGGTTTTGAGTAATCTAACATTGTGTCTGTATCTGGAATTTCAACATTATATAGTGT